TTTTCATTAAATTCTTTGCATGTATTTACAAATTTATTCCGATTATAAAGATACAAAATATTCACAATATCCCAAGGTATTGACATTCTATATTTATACTTATTCAAATCTGTTTATCATTTTTTCCTGAATAAATATAGAAATTATCAGCAATAGTGGAGTTTCCAATATAAAGATAAGACCTATTACGATTATCTAAAAATACCACATGTAACAAATTCGAATGTTTTAAACACCTCAGATTTTTTTTCTTATGTAACTTTATACAATGGGAGGAGGATTGATGCAATTAGTAGCTTATGGTGCCCAAGACATTTACCTTACCGGTAACCCTCAAATTACCTTCTTCAAGGTAGTTTACCGCCGCCACACGAATTTCTCGATGGAGGCTATCGAGCAAACCTTCAATGGTTCGGCCGATTTCGGAAAGCGCGTAACATGCACCGTTTCAAGAAATGGTGACCTCATGCACCGCGTTTACCTTCAAGTCACTGTCCCCAGTGTCAATGTCGCCTCGGGCTCGTCTTTCCGCTGGCTCAATCACCTCGGTCACGTACTTATCAAGTACGCCGAGGTTGAGATTGGCGGACAACGCATCGACAAGCACTACGGTGACTGGATGCACATCTGGAACGAGCTTTCGCAAGAAGCCGGTAAGAAGGCTGGTTACGCCAACATGATTGGTAACGTACCTGCCCTTACCCTCACCACAACCGACGCCACACCCGCCGCGGCTGTTACCCCAGAAATGGATCTTTACATCCCTCTTGAATTCTGGTTCTGCCGCAACCCAGGACTTGCCCTTCCTCTTATTGCTCTTCAATACCACGAGGTCAAGATCAACATTGAGTTCCGTGGTGCTTCGGACTGTTACGCGGGTACACCAACCGCTGCCCCATCGCTCGCTGCCGCCTCACTCTTCGTAGATTACATCTACCTTGACACTGATGAGAGACGTCGCTTCGCGCAAGTCTCGCACGAGTACCTCATTGAGCAAGTTCAATTCACTGGTGACGAATCCGTCTCGAGTGTCAGCAACAAGATCAAGCTCAACTTCAACCACCCATGTAAGGAACTTATCTGGGTTGTACAACCCGATGCCAATATCGCCTCGACCGTCGCTGGTGGTAAACAATGGTTCAATTACACTGATGCCGTAGATCTCGATGACTACCTCACCGGTAACCCAAGCGACCCATATGGCGGTGGTTTAGTTATGCAACCCGTTACCGTCGCTGACGCCGACACCTCCAGCTACCCCAGCTCGACTGGTGTTGCTTCCGGTAACTACATACAGTGGTCCGCCAAAGACACTGGTTTCAACCCTGTCTTCTCCGCCAAGCTCCAACTCAACGGTCACGATCGTTTCTCGGAGCGCATGGGCAGATACTTCAATCTTGTCCAACCTTACCAACACCACACCAACGTCCCCAAGACTGGTATTAACGTTTACTCGTTTGGTTTGAAACCCGAAGAGCATCAACCATCGGGAACCTGTAATATGTCGCGTATCGATAACGCTACCCTTCAACTCACCCTCACCGCCGCCGCGGTCGCGGGCGATGCCAAGGTCCGTGTTTACGCCACCAATTACAACGTTCTCCGCATCATGTCAGGTATGGGTGGCCTTGCCTACTCGAATTAAGTGTTTTCGCTTATTCATTACATTCTTGTAGCAATGTTGTAAAAACTTAAAAAAGAAATAAAAATTTCAGATTTTTTCTGACCAAATTAGTACTTATCGAAAGTTTTAGTTGTTTTGATGGTCAGATTTAATGCGTTTGAAATCAAATCTATTAAAATATTTTGATTAATATCATGATGGAACATGATTTTATTATAAAACCATGTACAAAAAAAAGTTTGTTTGATTTTTTGAAACTATATACTGATAGGCATACACAATATAAAAGAGGACAAACTCCTCGTATGACAGAACTAAGATTACGACGCTTTAATTTCGATGAATTATTTGCTTATGTCAAAGCTTTTGCTGAGCAGAATGAAATAATTATTAAATGGCAATATGAGAATTCTAAACAGAAAAAAATGGGAGAGAAATTAGAGAAAATTTTTAAACCTGAGTTAGCTAAAGAAGCAATACATATTTATAGAAATACTTGGCGTTACTTTTATATTAAACGTAAGACGTGGTATGATGATCCAAATAGTTATATAAAAAATCCTTCGTTAGAAGTAAAAAAGAAATACCTCAAAGCAATAGAAGATCTGAAGGAAGAATTTTATAAAGCTCTTAGAATATATGAAAACATAATTATTGAATATCAAAAAACCAATTCATATTCATTCAATGAAACACAAATTCAAATTTTTTTTAATCTAATTCCTGATTTTATTTCAGATAAACACGAAAAGAGCGATTGTATAAATCAGTTAACGGAATATAGATGTTTTAAAAGTTTTTTTAACAAACCATCTGTAAATCCTATATAAACACATAGTATTAGAGTTATAATAACAAGTAAAAAACTTGTTCATTTACCAGCTTTTATGGTGTAATGGCCATCACTCTAGGTTTTGTCCTTTTTATAAAAAAAGTAGACCTATTCTAGCAATCTGGGTTCAATTCCCAGTAAAAGCTCTTCTTTTCGACTCGTTGGCGCAACGGTAGCGCGTCAGTTTCCAGTTAATGGTGTTTCCTGAAGGTTGTCGGTTCAAATCCGATACGGGTCATTAGCGACTTATAGTTGCTCTTTTATGTATAATTACTTTTTAGATGAATAAAACTGAACAGCTAATTTCTGATTTTCGGATGGTGTGACCCATTCCAAATTATATAATTTACAGTCAGTTTTATCATGATTGCGGTGATTTACAAATGGTTTACCATAAATATTTGGTATAAATACTTGAGCAACTAGTCTGTGTACTTTAAAAGTTGTCTTATTAATTCCAATATTTATATGCTTATATCCAGAAGAATGAATACTTCCTTTTAAAATATTACCCTTTGGATTTTTTATTCGACCTTGATCAGATATTTTATAACCAGTATACCCTTTAACAATTTCTTTTGGTATATCTTTCCATATTTCATTTTCAAATATATTCTCTTGTGACGTATCATATATCCATTTAAAACCATAAGATGTTTTACGTTTATTTAGACAAACAGCAGAAATATTCTTCCATCCGCATTCTACTCCCTTATTATCGAGTAACCATTTCGCAGCATCACGTATTGTTTGATATAATTCTAATTTTTCTCCATCAAGAGAACAACGCCATACAGAACGTGAACCTCTTAATCGAGTAACTTCTTTTGATGGTTTTCGTAGATGGATATTTTGTTCGGTTACAGTAGTCCATTCCAGATTTTCAACTCTATTGTCTGCTCGATTATGATTTTTATGATTAACTGTTTGCTTATTTTCGGGATTTGGGATAAATGCTAATGCTATTAATCTATGCGTAAGTGGATATTTTCTCTTTCCTTCATTATTTCTTAATGATGCAATTATATATCCATCTTGTCTTGGTTTAACTGACAAAATTTTTTTATAGTATTTCGACCAAACTTTACCAGTATTTGAAAATTTATAGTTTGAATATCCCTCTAATTCTTTCCAAATCTCAGTCATATTATGTTAATATATGGGTTAAGTTTTATAATCATTTTTGTTTAAATCTTATAACCATTTGGTCAAGACCCAACTATACAATGTAGCTGATAAAAATCCGATTGTTGTCGGTGCTGCTATTGGCTTTCTAAAAATTCTTAGCGTGACATATAGTCCTGCAGCGAACACGAATTCTTGCCAAATTTCATTCATATTATGTTAATATATGGGTAAAATCTTATAATATTTTTGTATGAATAATGCTTCTAATGCCACCAAGGCTGTAGACCCGTTCTGAAGTCTGTCTCTGTCCATGGAACGAATGTAACAATGTCATCAGAATCAGAAATATGTGCTAGAGCGAGTGATAATGGTGCGGGACCACGCACAACTTTTCCTGTCTGGTCGTACTGTGATCCGTGACACGGACACATATACTTGTTTGCAGCTTTGTTCCAAGGAACTACACAGCCTAAGTGGGTACAAACGGCGTTTATTCCGTAATTGCGGATTTGTTTCCCGTTATCACCATCATCTGGGTCAACGACTAAATATGTAGCATCTCCTTTAAGTCCTTGTACAAGCTGGCGATCGCCGACTACATGTGAATCCAACCATCCTTTAAATGTGATTTTGTCACCCGATTTAGTTAAAGCAGGTAAGCCTCCGCCTGCGCTATCGTTTGTTTTGGGTATGAAAAATAGAATGTAAGGTATTGCCAATCCACCTACGCTTGGTATAACGCCGCCGGTAAATAAAATCAAGTTCATAATATTTCGGCGTTCCATGTCTGGCACAAAATCCTTGGACACAAATTTTTGTGTAGCGAAGCGCGGCGGAAATTCGAGTGATGTTGCCGTCACCAATAGTGAGAATATCCTGGATATCTTTCTCATTAATATAGTATTAATTTTTGAACTTATATTAATAATGCTTCCAAGTACATGTTAAATACTAAAGTTTGTTATTAAAATACACACAAAAATATCTATGATTTATATAAGATGCCCGATGATAGAAAGGTCCTTAGATTCTGGGAGTGGACGAATTTTGATGATGAACAAGAAGATTTTTATTCGAATCCCCTTGAAGAAGGACGAAGTTTAAAAGGGTACTTTATTGCGCAAAAGAAAACACATGAGTTATATGCTAACTGGAATGAAGGAGATTCACAAGGTTTATCTGGAGCATTAATTGATCCAAAATATACTAGTACTGATGACCAAAGTTTGTTTTTTAGAGAAAATTTATCTCAGCAGTTTAGAAGTTATTATATTGCAAATGCAAATATGGCTGATTATTACGAGATATCCCCAACTGTAACTCCTCCAGAACCAGAACCAGAGCCAGAACCTGAACCTGAACCCGAACCCGAACCAGAACCAGAGCCAGAACCAGAGCCAGAACCTGAACCTGAACCTGAACCCGAACCGGAGCCAGAACCCGAACCAGAGCCAGAACCAGAGCCGGAACCAGAACCCGAACCTGAACCTGAGCCAGAGCCAGAGCCTGAACCGGAAATGCAGTTACATTTCGGTTCAAAGAAATTTATGTGGCACGTCCCAAAATATGAGTTTGAATATTTTCCAATTGTAAAAGATATTTATGGGGAAGATGCTACAATTAACATAATAAGTCCGGTTGCAAATGTAAATGAAGGAGGAATAATAGAAAGGGGTATCGAGGATAACACAATAAGTGGGTATGCGGCAAATGCTGTACGAAATGAATTTAATCATCCGTTTGTTGATGAGAATGGAGTGGCAGTAACTTTAACAGGAGATAATTATTCAGAAGGATTGAGTACTTCTGATTCAAATCCGAATAATTACAATACTCATCCAATACCATGGCTTATGTGGGATGCAAATCAAAGAAGATTACATGGAACTCCTCAAGAAATTGATGAGGATCAAACATTTGATATAATATTCGAAATATCTGATAATGATGCGTATCGTGGACCAACAACACTTACAGAACAAATAACTATTGTAGTTGATTTTACAGAACCAGAACCTGAACCTGAGCCAGAACCCGAACCTGAGCCAGAGCCAGAGCCAGAACCAGAGCCTGAGCCAGAGCCAGAGCCTGAGCCAGAGCCAGAGCCAGAACCTGAATTAGAAACATATTTAGATAGTAAATTCATCTTTACAGTCTCAGGTATTGAGAATCTTACTGCTCCCTTTTATGATCAAGATCAGAATAATATTGGTGTATTTCCTTATGTAAAAGTTACAAATAGTAGTGGTGTTGTACATGAAGGATATTTGAGAACAATGTCTGGTCTTTCTTCATCTGAATCATACACAATTGAGATGAGTTTGCCAGCAGTTAATTTAAATGATTCAAATGAAAGATGGGGAATATATTTTTATGGAAACGAATTAGTAAATAAGACAAGTTTGAATATTAAACAATTTGGAAATATTCCAATCGCATCTGACGGAAATCAATTTAGAGGTTTTAAAGGAAGAATAGAAGCAACAGATGCTCCATCTATAAGAGTTGGAACAAGTTTGGAGAATTGTTTTAGATCGGCAACTTGGGATGGACAAAAATATTATATGAATCCATTAAATCTTTCAAGTTGGGATGTGACAAATGTTACAAGCGTTAATCAGATGTTTTATGAATCTGTTAATCTTGGATGTTATTATAATGTCACTATTGAAAATTGGAATCTAATTAATTGTAGTTATCTGACAAATATCTTTAATATGAGTTTTGGATATAATGATAATTCTTATACATCTGGAACGATATCTTTGAAGGGATGGAATGTTGGTTCAAGTAATTTAACAGCCGGAGTAAATATTAAAGAGGCGTTTTTGGATAGTCATAAATTTAATGGAGATATCAGTAATTGGACAATCGTTAATCCAAATAATATGGTGTCTTTATTCCAAAATTGTGCTATTTTTACGGGTATAGGTATAAATTCTTGGACAATTAATTGTCCAGGACAATTAACATATTCCGGCGATTACATGTTTACAGATTCTGTATTGGATCAAAATATTGGATTTATAAATACTGAGTTTGTTTCATCTTTGACAGATTTTGTAGATAATACATCTATTTCTGTTACAAATTGTAACGCTATATTCTCAGAATGGGAAAATAAGTCATTTATTCTAAATACAATTGATTTTGGAAATACTAAATATAGTTTACAAGGATGGAGATCCAAGGCATTAATTAAAAGTCAAAAAGGAGTTTCGTTGGGTGGAACATTTGAATTACCTTTACAGTTTGCTGATGATAATCCATCTACAAATGCTAATGAAGATTCCCTATATAGTTATATTCCAGGTGATTTAAGTCCACTTACAGTAAATATTACAAAACCATCATGGTTAAGTTGGAATGGATATGACCTTCATGGAACGCCTACAAATGATGACCTAGGTAGCCATACAATTCAGTTTGAAATTTCAGATACAGCAATTTTTTCTTCAGGTGGAGATACAGTTGCTACGCGTCAATATGTTTTAACTGTTTGGAACAGTAACGATCCTCCAACTTTTACAAATAGTCCCGATGCAACAATTAATATTGCTTTACAACAAACATATACTTATACTCCAACTGTAAGTGATATTGATGCTGGAGATACACTTACAATTACCTGTGAAACTGACCTGACTAATTCTTGGCTTACTTGGAATGGAACAACTCTTTCTGGTGATCCATCACTAAATGATAGAGGAGATCATAATATACAATTGAGAGTAACAGATGATGGTTCCCCACCAATATATACCAATTTAAACTTTACAATCAATGTGTCTGCTACAAGTGTTCCGCCAACTTTTACAAATAGCCCTGGAGCAATTGTAACTATAGGCGAAGATTCATATTATTCATATATTCCAACAGTAAGTGATACAGATCTATATGAAAATAATATTACAATAACATGTGAAACAGATCTAAATGATTCATGGTTAAGTTGGGATGATACCCAAACCAAACTATTTGGAACACCAATAAATGATGATGTCGACGATTATCCTATAGTATTAAAAGCAACAGATACTTTAGGGGAATATACAAATCTTAATTTCACACTTACCGTTACTAATACTCCTGATGCTCCTCATTTTGATCCAAATATTTCTCCAAGTGCAACCGTTCTTGAAGGGGCATCTTATTATTATAAACCAGAAATATTGGATGATGATTTTATACACGGAGACTCTGTTACAATTACATCTGTTACAGATTTAACGAGTTCTTGGCTGAATTGGAATGGAACAGAACTTACAGGAACTCCTACAAATGGAGATGTTGGTAATGATACTATTAAATTAAGAGTAACTGATAGTAATAATTTATGGAATGATCAAGAATGGACGATTACTGTAATTAATGTTAATGATACACCTGTATTTACTAATCCTCCTAATGCAGTAGCCATATATGGAACAACTCCAATAACAATAAATGTTACTTTTGCCAACGATAAGTGGGGTGCACCGACTAGTGAAGGGGATATAGATTTGATAAAGGGTCAAGCATATATATTTGATTGGTCAAACGTTAATCATGTCTCTGCTGGTGGTGCTTTTAAAATTTATATATCAGGTGGTTCAGAGCTGACGGAAGATGTAGTAATTGATGACACCGCAGATACAACTACAATATTCGTAAAAAATACAACGCCTTCTCAGCTACAATATGGAAGTGATGCCTGGGGTATAAGTGCTAATATTACTCTTGTGGAGGCGTATGTTTATGTACCAACTGTTAGCGACGATGATTCTATACATGGAGATACATTTGTAATTACAGCTCCAACAAAACCATCGTGGTTAAGTTTGAGCACTTCGAATAATATAACTACCCTTCAAGGATCACCAACAAATAGTGATGTTGATGTTCATACTGTTACATTAAGAGTTACAGATGTTCTGGGAGATTATAGTGAGGCAACATGGACAATTACAGTTAATAATGTAAATGATCCCCCTGTTTTTACAACTACACCAAATGCAACCGTATATACTGACGAAGATATCGAATATACTTACACACCACTTGTAAGCGATCCAGATCAAATACATGGAGATTATCTTACAATTTCTGTTCCAACAAAACCAACATGGTTATCTTATAATGCACCAAGCAATTTACTTTCAGGAACACCTCAAAATGGAGATGTTGGTGATCATTCAATAGAGATACAAGTTACGGATGGTATATTAACGACATATCAATCATTCACTCTTACCGTAAATAATATAAACGATCCTCCTGTTTTTACAAGTACTCCGCCGGGAGCTCTTTATGAAGACGAATCGTATAGTTATACACCAACTGCTAGTGAGGTTGATGTTGGCGACACTTTAACATTTAGTCTTCATGATAAAAATGAAACAGGTCCGACATGGTTAAACTGGGATGGAACAGAACTTACAGGAACTCCTACAAATGACAATGTTGGTCCAACAACTGTTACGATAAGAGTTAATGATGGAACTGTTGATGTTGACCAATCATTTACAATTACTGTGAATAATGTTGCAGATCCTCCTGTTTTCACAAGTACTCCTCCAGAATCAGTTCTTGACAAGACAACATATAGTTATACACCAACCGTTAGTGATGTTGATATAATGCACGGAGATAGTCTTACAATTACTGTTCCAACAAAACCGAATTGGTTAACTTGGGATACATCAAGCAATACATTATATGGTGTACCAAACAATAATGAAGGTTATTGGCATATTGTAATACAAGTTACTGATACAGGTTCTGGTTATGGTTCAGTTGTCACAACGATCCAATCATTTGTACTTCATGTTTTTGAAACAAGTATGCTCTCTATGAAAGTATCCGGAATTACAGATTTTGATTCACCTTTTAGAAATTTAGGTACAAGTGAACCATTGTATTCTTTACAAAATGGAACTTTCGCGGACATTGCGGGATTTGGGGGATATAATCAGACGAGTCATAGTTTAAACACTATAACTAACATGGTTGGTTGGGTTGTTAACGCAACAGTACATGCGATTGACAAGACAAATTCCAACAATACCAGTGCATGGTCATTACCTGGTAATACCGACGATATAGAAAAATATTGGATAGCTCTACAAGGTTCGGGAAGCTATATACTTCAAATAATAAAGATACATAGAGCAGGAACTTATAGTATAACCTTTTTGGGAGCTGAAAGGTCCGGTAATAATGGTATAATAGAAGTAGAATTCGATAATAATAGTCAAACATATACCCCGAATCCTTCCAACCACTCCTTTGTAGAATATACTTTTAATTTCACGATTACCAATCCCGGAGATTATAGATTAACTATTAAAAATACGAGTGCTGCCGGTGATAAAACAGTATTTATTGCAAATGTAGCAATTAAAATTAACAATGTTACGGGTAATGAATCGCCATATATGGTTATTAGAGAATATAACAATGACTCTATTGTAGATGAAGGTTATATGGCAAGCAAAACTAGTCTGGATAGTAACACCACATACAAAATTCAAATGGTAATGCCATTTAGAGAACCGGATTTAAATAATCCAAATCATGTTTGGGGGGCCTATTTCAAAGACAACTCTTTGGTAAGTAACAATACACTTGATATTCAGAGCTTTGATGGATTTCCTCTTTCTATTGATGGGAATCAATTCCATGACTTTGATGGTATGATTTCTACAACGGATGCACCCGGTATTAGAGTTATGACAAGTCTGGCGTATTCATTTAGATCTGCCAATTTTACAGGACAAATGAATAATTATCAAGAATTGAATCTTTCGAACTGGAATATGACAAATGTGAATGCTGCGAATGACATGTTTGCTCTGACTCCAAATTTGGGTAATCAGTTTAATGTTATTATTCACAATTGGAATTTAATTAATTGTTACACAATATATAGAATATTCTATCAGTCCTTTGGATATAATACTTCCTCTTATACTCCGGGAACACTATCTTTAACTGGATGGAGTGTTGGTTCTGTAGGTTCAGACCCAGTAACACTGAGAGAGAGTTTCTATGATGCTAATAAATTTAATGGTGATTTAAGTAATTGGATAGTAACAGATCCAGATGGTATGTACCGATGTTTTATGCAGTGTAATGAATGGACTGGGGTCGGTATTTCTTCGTGGATAGTTACTTCACCTTCTGGGAGTTTATATTCAATGGAGCAATGTTTCCAGTCATGTTTTAGGTTGGGAAATAATGTACATATAGATATTAGTGATTCTCATAATGGTGGAGGAGGCACTTGGGATTACTCATATTGTATTAGTTTGGAACAAGCTTTTAGAAATTGTACTTGTCTTGGAATTAATACAAACTCATCATTTAAAATGGATGGATGTAATCTAGGAAACATAGGTGGTTCGGATCGAGAGCGAACACGAAATATTTTTAGGGATGGATTTGGAAATACAGCCAACCTTCCCAGTGGATTATCATATCCTAATCCATCGAATAATGTTAGTATAAAAAATTGGAAAATGAGTCGTGGCGACGCAGATATAACAGATGGTCTAAATGTAAGACAAATTTTTTATGGTTGTACAAAGTTTAATGGCGATGTAAGTGGTTGGGAGATAAAAGACCCAAATGATTTTTATAGATGTTTTTGGGGTTGTAATGAATTTATAGGATTGGGTATACAATCTTGGAATATTAATTGTCATTCGGGTGTTTTATTTTCTATGGAACAGATGTTCAAGAACAATTACAAATTAGGAGATAATTTAGATATAGATCTTTCTCATTCAACCACAGGATGGGACTCTACATATGTGTCACGAGTTGATTCATTATTCTACGGTTGCTGGAGACTTGGAAATAATTCTGTATTTAAAATGAATAATTGGAATCTTCAAAATTGTACAAAAACCAATGGTTGTTTTCATAGTGCGTTTGGTAGAAATATTTCGGGTTATAGTACAAACGGACAAGAAGTAAAAAATTGGACTCTTGGACAAAATTCATCAAATGCTGATAATGTAACTTGTACAAACACATTTGCTTGGACTGAGACTGGAATGAACGTAGATGTAACTGGATGGACTATAAATAATCCAGATTCGATGAATTTTTTCTTTTATAAATCGGCTGATTTTCAAGGTATTGGTATAGATTCTTGGACGATTAATTGTCCTAAAGGAACTCTATATTCTGTTAATTACATGTTCAGCTCCGCCACTTCTTTTGATAAGTCTCTTGATTTCATGAATACTCAGTTTATAAGCAGTTGGACTAGTTTTCGCCCACCCAATTTATCTGTTGCGAATATAGATGCCACATTTTTAGCATGGGAGAGTAAGACATTTTACGGGACTCCAACAATTAGTTTTGGGTCGAACTATTATAGTTTAGATGGATGGAGATCCAAGGCAAGAATTAAGCAAAATAAGGGAGTTACATTAACTGCAAATTTTCTCACACCTTTTGAATTTTATGATAATAATCCTTCTACAAATGTTAATGAAGATAGTTCATATACAGCTTATACTCCTGGTGATGTAAGTCCACTTACGGTTAGTGTTTCGAAACCAAACTGGTTAAGTTGGAACGGAACAACTCTTTCCGGAACACCTCAAAATGATGATGTAGGAACTAATACAGTAACTTTTAGTATAACAGACGATACCGATACTGAGCAATATACATATAACATTATTGTTGCAAATACCAATGATGCTCCTGTTTTTACAAGTACTCCACCCGCAACGGTTAATGAAGACTCAGCATACAATTATACACCAACTGGCAGTGATGTTGATGTTGGCGACAGTAATAATTTAACATTTAGTCTCCATGATTCCAACGCCCACGGTCCAGCATGGTTAAACTGGAATGGAACAAAACTTTCCGGAACACCTACAAATAGTAATGTAGGAAATACAACTGTTACATTAAAAGTTACTGATTCTTCCAACGCCTACTCTTTACAATCATTTACAATTACTGTAATTAATACGAATGATGCTCCTGTTTTTACAAGTACTGCACCCGCAACGGTTAATGAAGATTCAGCATACAATTATACACCAACTGCAAGTGATGTTGATGCGGGAACTTCTTTAACATTTAGTGCTCCAACAAAACCATCGTGGTTAAGTTGGAACGGAACAAAACTGTCCGGAACACCTACAAATAGTAATGTAGGTAATCATAGTGTTAAAGTAAGAGTTAGTGATGGGAGTGTTAATGTCGACCAATCATTTACAATTACTGTAAATAATACGAATGATGCTCCTGTTTTTACAAGTACTCCTGGTGCATCGGTTAATGAAGACTCAGCATACAATTATACACCAACTGCAAGTGATGTTGATGCGGGAACTACTTTAACATTTAGTGCTCCAACAAAACCATCGTGGTTAAGTTGGAACGGAACAAAACTGTCCGGAACACCTACAAATAGTAATGTAGGTAATCATAGTGTTAAAGTAAGAGTTAGTGATGGGAGTGTTAATGTCGACCAATCATTTACGATTTCAGTTAATAATGTCAATGATGCTCCTTATTTTACAAGTACTCCAACATATAGTCTTAATGAAGATGTAGCATACAATTATACACCAACTGGAGGTGATATTGATGCAGGTAGTACATTGAGTTTTAGTGTTCCAACAAAACCATCATGGTTAAGTTGGAACGGATCAAAACTTTCTGGAACACCTACAAATAACAATGTAGGTAATCATAGTGTTAAAGTAAGAGTGACTGATAATGCAGGAAGCTGGGTTGAGCAATCATTTACAATTACGGTAAATAATGTAGAGGACTACCCTTATTTTACAAATGCACCTGTGTCTAACACGATATCAGTTAATGAAGATGATAACGCTGCGGCTGGTTCGGTGTATAGTTATACACCAACTGGTGCAGATGTTGATTCAGGTAGTTCAGTAAGCTTTAGTATGGTTTCAACGCCAGGTTGGTTGGAATGGACCGGTTCTACGCTTCGAAATAGAACGAATAGACCAAATAATTCAGATGCAAATTCAGGAAATTATCCTGGGTTCACAGACTATAGCAGCACTATAAGGATTACTGATAATACATCGAGATCTGTAGATCATCAATGGACAATGAGAGTCCATAATACAAATGATTCTCCAGTAGTTACAACGCCGCCAAACGCAACTTTGGATGATGGACAATCGTATAGTTATACAATAAGTGCTTCAGATGTCGATTCGAGTCTATCATATAGTCTTGTTTCGAATCCATCTTGGTTAGGTATAAGTGGAAATGTTATTTCTGGTACAGCAAATTCTCCTGGGACAAGTACTGTTACAATAAGAGTTAGTGATGGCACTGTTAATGTTGACAAGAGCTTCACAATTACAGTGAATCAAGCAGACAAAGAAGATTGGGGATGGTTAAAAGGAGGCTATAGTTCTGTAAAAGCAAGATTCAGTGGGACTAATCAATATTATGAATCTGACCCAGTTAATCCAGGTACTCAAGTATTGAATGCGAGTCAACTCAATGCCATCATCAACCACGACGGCACGACCAACCCCCGAGATTTTACTATTAGTACAATTATATATAATTTTAACATCGGGACTTTTTCATCAAGTCCCGGACCTGACGGTCATGGGCGATATCTCTGGGATATCGGTCCGTCGGACTCGAATCAGATTTATAAATACGGACACAGTCTCCGTCTGGACCGCTCAGAAGATGGTGGGAATTACTATGTTCATATCGATTCGTGGCACCAATGGTATCCGAGAGGTAGATTTGAATTCTATTTTGGCAAAGCAAACGGCAGTTTTGCTACCGGCAAGGACTGGAAAATCACATATGCTGTTTTTTCTGACTCAGCGGGGGATCTAAATAAATCGGTGCAAGTATCTTACAGAAACCATGGCTCGGGCAACTCTTGGACAAGTTTCGGAACAAACACGTACACCGGGGGGTACGGTCAAGGATGGATAAGTTACAGCAATGACTTACACTGGTCTACTGGTAACCAGTCGTCTACGGATAGGAGCAGCGACTCTTATAGTCATGAAAAAGGCGGTGAGAGCTACAGACCAGCAGTAAATTGGCAGATCAACGAACTGCATAACTTCCCGCTGACTGTTGGATCCGCTTCAGCAACTGGCAAGAGCGACAGACGAATGAAAGGTGTTAATAATATGCGGGTTCTGGTCATACATGATCGTATCTCCCTTGGCAATGACTAAATTGTTTAATGAAAAATAATAAAAATGAATAATATTATTTTAAAAGATTAATAAACAATAACATGTGGAATAATACAGATACATGTTACTACAGATTAGGTGATATTGGGGGAAAAAGGGGAGATGTATACGCGTTTGATTTTGATGATACTTTGGTAAGAAGACATAGTCGTATTCCATTACGAAATGTAATTGAAAGATTAGAAGAGATTATAAAGGGTGGAAATCATATTGTTGTATTTTCGAATCAGAAAGGAATAGAAAAGAAGAAAACGAGTCATGAAGAGGTACAGAGTATTATGAATTCATTTTCGGAGAGGTTTAGTAATTCAATAAGTTTCTTTTATGCAATTTCGGAGGATAAATATAGAAAACCAATGAGTGGTATGTATGACTTATTTAGAAGTTTAGTAGATAAAAAGGTAGTATATTATTGTGGGGATGCTGCAGGTAGAAAAAAAGATTTTAGTATATCGGATTTGTATTTTGCAAATAATATTGGAGTTAAATTTAAGTTACCAGAGGAAGTATTTTATTATATAAAAACGGATTTTCTAAATGAGACAGCTTTAAAAATAAATCGCCGTGTAATAAACAGAATATATGAATCCGATATTTGGAGAGGTGGTATTTTAGAAAATAAAAGAGAAATAGTACCGATATGTAGTATACCAGATGAGTTAGAGAATCATTTAAATGAGAATGATAATGAAAAGAAGTTGTTAATAATGGTTGGTCCTCAAGGTTCTGGTAAGTCAACACTTAGTTCTATTATATCGAATAAATATAACTTTAAAATTATCAACAATGATAGTAGTGGTCCATTAAGGCTGAATGTAAAACGTTTTGTGAAAATGTATGATGATAAGTCTACAAAGGGTATAATAATAGATAATACGAATCCGTTGAAATCAACTCGTGAAGAGTGGGTAGAACGTGCAAAGGGGTGGAAGGTAATTATAGTATTTATTGATATTTCGAAAGATCTTAGTTATCATTCTGTAAGATATAGACAGAATAATGGTCATAAAGGGATACCTTTCGTAGCATTACATATTTACTATAAAAGACTCGAAAAGCCAACTGAGGATGAGGGGAATATTATAAGATTAGAAGGGGTTGTTCATAATGATTCAAAATATGATCATAATTTACGTTTTTGATTTAGCCCAAACTGGTTGTACGTCCACGGTATAAACCAGTTTTTTGTGTTCTTACAGAACGGCGTAGTTTCATTTTTTCTTTTAGAGAAGGCGGTGTTGCGATGTGTAAAGGCATGGTAGGAATATGTGTAGACTTAGAGACGACAGATAGTGCATGCGAGAGGACACAATTCTTTTCCTCTAGTGTCTGATTTTGTTCCAATAATTCTTTGTTAGACTGTTCAAGTTTATCAATTTGTTCCATAGAATATTTGCTTCTTCTCATAGAACGTGTTTCCATTTATAATTTGAATTAGTACATTTCTACTTATACTATTTTTGCGTCTGAATATGTTTAAAAACAATATGTGAACAATTATACCGAAATACGGGTATCATAATAAGTAAAACTTTGCTTCAGTGGTGTAGTGGTAACATTAATCGCTTCCAACGATTAGCCTCGGGTTCGATTCCCGGCTGGAGTATTATCTATCATTATCCGGTAGGATGATTTTGTAAAAATTTATTTTGGAATGATTTCATGAATTCAATAAATAGCTTAACCTCATATATTTCCAATCCGTTATATAAAGAGATTCTACAGCCTTTTTCTAGATTGGATGGATGATATTTAATTCCTATAAAACCATGTTGTGAAGCATTTTGTGTGAAAATGCTTGAAAATTCTGGGGAATTTTGGATAGTAAAGGTAATATTCGTTCTACTTCTATATTTTTTTGGTATGCTGTTTATATAGAATCCATCACTGCTGTCTATAAAATTATAGAATAGTTGACTTTTGGCATAGGTAAGTGAGTTATAATAGGTGATACCTCCTCTTTGGATCATCCTTTTAAGGTTCATGCTGGTCATATATATGGACATAACTGTCGGTGTTGGTCCTTGAAGAGTAATATATGGTTGCCAATCCATAACAATTGGAGAATCAATAAGTTTTGGTCTTTGAAGTATATCTTTTTTTGCAATAATTAGTGTAGAGCCGGAAATGCCAAGATTTTTGGATAAAGATGAGAAAATGATACCGTATTTAGATATATCAATTGACTTACTACCAAGTATAGAACACATATCAGATATTAAGAAATGGGATTTAGGATCAAATGAAAGTCCATTACGGAATTCATAACCGATGGTTGTTTCATTTTCGCAATAGTATGTAAAAACATAATCTGGACTATCAATTAGATCATTTACATTATTTACAACTACAACTTTACAGAATTTTTTGAATTCATTTACGGCTTTTTGACTCCAAAAACCGGATACTAAAACTTGTACTTTTGATTCAGAATTACATAGATTGTAGTATATTGTTGGAAATTGATGTGTTCCACCACCATTCATAAAGAAACATTCGTGTGTATTAGGAATTTCCAAAAAATTTTTGGCATTATTAACTGTTTCTGAATAAAGTTCTGTCCACATATCTGTATGATGGGATAATTCGTATATACTGATACCGGTTTCTTTATAGTTGATAATATCATCACGAGTAGTTTTAAGTAAATCTTTTGATAATTGACATGGTCCGGCACCAAAGTTGATGATATTCATAAACTATGAGTAAATTTTTTTCTTTAAACCTTTTTTGCAATTTTGAGACATGTTGATTATAAATTTAGCGTTAGACAACAGCTTAAACGAATATAAATAAATATTACTATACAAAATGACCATTGCTGCTTTTTCCGATTATTCTGGATATGAATCGGATATAGATATATTAGGAAATCTATTAGAACATCTTGCCTCATCTCTACAAGAAAATAACCATGGCGGGGGATTTGGGCGGGGTGTATCAGAGGTTGAACTTCTTAGTTTTATAAAGATTATTTTCAAGATATATGCTTCAAAACAAAAGAGAAATTGGTATAAATATGGTGAGGTTGTAACAGCTAATATTATTGATATTCTTAGTGTATGGAGTAGTCCTAATGTAGCAGAAATATTTTGTGGATTTTTGGAGAATTATGAACGTGCACAAAAAGAATATGCTTATCTTGGATTGAAATGTTTGATTTCAAAAAATCCTGTAGAAATGAAAATTAGTATGCCAAAATTGATTCCTATAATATCTTATGATATAAATGACAGTGGTATAAATGTTCGTAAATATGCATCCGAGGTTTTAGAATTGTTTCTTGGATGTAGTGGAAATGATGATTTAAAGAAATTTATTCCAGTTGTACTGAAAGGTCTTAAGCAACCTGATCAGATATATTCATGTGTAGAAGAACTTGCAAGTTGTGTTTTTGTACAGAATGTTGAAGCTCCAGCACTTGCGATTACTGTACCGATTCTTTTAAGAGGGTTACGTGACAAAAATACAGCAACAAAGCGTTTGTCTTGTGTGATTGTAGACAATATGTGTCAATTAATTGAACATCCAAAAGAAATTTTGCCATTTTATACCGTTTTATGTAAGAATTTAGCAAATTTATCGGAAACAATTAGTGATCCAGAAGCTCGTAAAGTTAGTGCGAGAGCCCTGAATACATTGAAAAGTTCTTGTGTAGGTTCAGAGAATATTTCATTCACAAAAACAGTGAATGATTTTAAAGATTTATTGGAAGGATCTGGAAATGAATATCTTTGGATTTTAGTAACAAATTTATGTAACAGTGCGTGTTTTGATAAGTCAATATGGGAGGAAATCTTTAAAAAATATGGTGCTACAGAGGGTCAAAATGAAATGTGTGAAAGAGCGTTTAAATATTCGAAAGAGTTGTTTATAATTAAGGGTGATGATTTTGAAGATACAGAAGAGGGTAAGGATTTATATAAGGGCGAATTTTCATTAGCATATGGTGCTCTAACTCTATTAAATAATACAAAGCTCCATTTGAAACAAAATCGTTTTTACGGACTTCTTGGTCCAAATAATTGTGGTAAAACAACACTTATGCGGGCAATTGCGAATGAACAAGTAGAAGGTTTCCCTAAAAAAGATCAATTAAGAACAATTTTTGTTGAACATGAGATTCAAGAAATGGAAGTTGGTGAAGATGAGAAGGGTTTTCCAATTTTGAATATTGATTTATGTGGTACTGATTGGGTAGTTCATTGCTGTAATGTCATGTATTGTATGAATCCACCTGTAACAAGAGAACAGGTTGAAGCGGTTATGTTGGATATTGGTTTTGGTAATGCGAAGAAGGATATTGGAAAAGACAGAGCTGCGGATATGGAAATGGGTGTGACAACATATTCTGGTGGGTGGAAAATGAAAATGCAGCTTTGTGCAGCAACACTTATGAATGCGGATATACTGATGCTTGATGAACCAACTGGTCATCTTGATGTAACAAACATTGCATGGATTAAGAATTGGCTAAGTGAATTCAAAAATAACGGAGGTTCTATTATAACAACATCTCATGATACATCTTTCTTGAATGAAATGTGTACTCATCTTATTGATTTTCAAAATCGTAAGCTGAGGATGTTTACTGGTGAAAAAGGTTCTGTTTTGAAAGATTTTGTTGAAAAGTTTCCAGAAAAGAAGGGATATTTTGAATTAAAGAGCGATGTTGTTAAGTTTAAGTTTCCAGAACCAGGACCTCTTGAAAATGTTAAAAGTATGTCAAAAATTCTGTTGAAAATGGATAAGGTAACTTTTCAATATCCTACGAGAGATACTCCTACCGTATATGATATTGCGATTGAGTGTTCTCGAATATCGCGCGTTGGTGTTATTGGAGCAAATGGTGCCGGGAAATCTACTGCGATTAAGTTACTAATTGGTGAATTAAAATCAACTCAAGGTATTATTACAAAACAACCTGGTCTTCGTATTGCATATATTGCACAGCATGCTTTTCATCATCTTGAAAAACATATTCATAAGACTCCATCCCAATATATTATGTGGCGTTTTGCGGGTAACGAGGATCAAGAAAGTATTGAAATGATAAATGCTGGTCCTTCCATTGAAGCAGAAAAAGAAAAAGTATTGAAATGTTTCGTAGATAAAGATGGAGAATTACGTCCATGTGAAACTCCCGAAGAAGAAAAGAAAGCACTTGAGCCGGAAGCTATTATAAGCAGAAAAGAAAATAAGAAACAAAAAACACGAGAATATGAAGTAAAATGGAAGAATAAGCCAATAGAAAACACGATGTGGGTTCGTAGAGAACTGCTATTAAGAATGGGTGCTAAAAAATTAGTACAGCGTCACGATGAGAAGGAAGCTGTTGCAGCAGGTCTTGCATCAAAGACATTAACGGCAAAAGATGTTGAAGAACATCTTGAAAATTTTGGAGTTGATAAAGAACAAGCATCACATACTTTAATAAAATCGCTTTCAGGTGGGGTTAAGGTTAAAGTTGTTCTTGCTGCATCAATGTGGCAAAATCCTCATATCATTATTATGGACGAACCTACAAATTATCTTGATAGAGATGGGCTGGGTGCATTAACAAAAGCAATTGATGATTTTAAAGGAGGTGTTATCATTATTTCACACAATAAAGAATTTACTAACGCTGTAACACAAGAGAAATGGATTATGGAAAAAGGTCGGTTAAGACGTGAAGGAGAATCGATTTCCAAATTTGAAGACAAAACGGATGCGAATGCTCAAGATGATGAGGTTGTATTTGATGCTTATGGCAATGAAATCAAAGTGGAACGAGTAAAAACTCTTACTGATAAGGAACGTAAGAAGATGATGAAACAATTGAAAAAGAAGATAAAGGAAGGACGAAAAAAGAAAAATCTAACTGAATATGAAATTAATGAATTAGAAGAACAACTTTTTGAACTTGAAGAGTCTGCTACATAAATGGTTATTTTACACATAATAAAACTCTATAACATATACAAGAACTACCATAAAAGGGTAATAATTTGACGTTAAGTATTTCGAAAACACTATAATTTGGCAAAACTATATTTTTGTCTTTTGAATATTTATCATGGTAAATTTCAGTATTTTTAAGTATATATATCTCAAATAATTTTTGTGTTGGATTTCCAGTATCTATATCATCTAAAACCCCTTTACGATTGTAATAAGTCCTTATGAATTCATGTGTATTAATATGTATCTTATCTCCTACATTAAATAAACCATTCTGTAAAATAGGGGTGAATGCTACATAAACTAATGTGTCTTTTGGTAAAATTATAGATGTATAATGAATATTTGGTAATCGTATTATAGATGTATATAATGGTTCTGTATCTTCGTGTTTTTCAACAAACAAAAGTCTAGATTCACCATCTAAAAAATTATATGATTTATCTTCACAATTACATATTTCTAATGATAGTTTTGGATCAATAAGACGATTTACTTGGTTAATACAATCATGAATAGACATTTTAAAGAAGTTCTTATTTGGGAATATATTTTTAATTACTCCAGGAATACTTAGGTTTTTTATAACACCATGAATACCATCGACTAGATCCTATTTTACGGATAATAATTTGAACTATATCTAGTTCGAGATCTGAGTCTGTATCTTGTTTTGTTTCAGTTTCAGTTTCAGTTTCAGTTTCAGTTTCAATCCATTCACATTTATATTTATGGTTTTCGACTTCATCATCTGGATTAGTTAGAACAATATTCTTAAAAATACGATTTTTATTGTCTTTTGTTTGAAATCTTTCAATTTCTTCAAAAGAAACAATTGTATCTATAAGTTCAGAACAACTAAAATAAGATATATCTTCTGAGTCCTCAGGATATATAAAATTGTCTAAATCTGAGTTAAAATGGTATATATTTAAATTAGAATGGCGCGCACAACTATTAGATGGTTCAATTGGTACAGATGGGTCAATTTGGAATAAATAGTTATCGAAATCTTCATCCGTTTTTTTCTTTGAATGAAAAGTTATTTCATTATTATCCGATATTAGTGTAATTTTATTGCCATAAAAGGCAACTGCGTTGAGGTCATTTTGTGAAAATTTTAAAATATCTGAATTTTCTATTTGAACACCTTCAGAACTTACTGTTCCACATTGATAGATGTTATTGTTAAGTCGTATATTTCTGGGAGAAATATTAACAGTTTCCGATTCTTCATCTGAACTTCCAATTGAAAGTGTAAACGACATTACAAAATATTCCGAAAAACTCATATAAATTATTATTAGAATATATGGTTATACTATAAAATATAGGGGGTTAGACTAAATTCAGGAACTGTTAAAACCTTTAGGTAATCTTTTACGGGTTTTATGTTCTAATAATATACGCTTGTTAACACTATTAGATAAATAAGGTACTATCAAATCTTTTTCGGTTTTAGATAAATAAACACCTCTTGAACTGCTAAGCCGTTCAGCTATTTGTTTTCTTGATCCGTTTGTAGTAATTCCATATTTTTTTGCTAATTCAATAAAACTTGCTAAACTATCTTTATTTTTACCCATATTATATATATTTTTTTTTATGTCTAAATGAATGGTTTGTCTTCATCAGGAGGTGTTGGGACATTCGATGTTTGAGGAGGAGTTTGAGGCGAATCATCCAAGCTTAATTTATCCTCATCGTTTAATTCAGTTGAAGGTTCTTCTCTTTCAGGAAGATTTTCAAAATTTTGTAGCGTTGTTGCTTCGGTTTTTTTTAATTCCTCAATCTTTTCAAAGTCTATCTTAAAGATTTCTAATGGAATATGTCCATTAAACATTAGCTCTAAATCCTTGAGTGTTTTTGGCTTTGGGTCTTGTTGTGGTATAGGAGACTCTTCGGGTAAAAGTTTAGCCTCATCGGTTTTCTTTTTAGGAAAGACTTTTTTTAAAGAGTCCCATACACCACCACCTTTGCGGGATTTAAGAGAGGTTTTACGTTTATTTTTGCGAGACTTGATTGGTTTTCTTGCTTTTTCAGGCATATTATATATACTAATATCTTTTAATAGACGCGATTACAAATTATAACAGGTATGTCATTCTATTTTTTAATTATACTTTTGGCAAATTGTCTATTGATGTAGAACCAGATGTTTGTACCGTGGGTTTTGGTTTTGGTTTTTCTTCTTCTATAGCAGGTGTTGGTATTTCTTCTTCAACAGCTTCTGTTGTTTTAATACCAACAAGTCCCTTTCTAAAGGCCTCTATTTTTTCGAATAATGATGGTTGACATCCAACGAGAACAAGAACATATACAATAAATCCGTTACGTCCACCAGCTTTTGAATTAATAAACATAAATGCAAAAATAATAAGTGCGATTTGAGCAAATATTTCAAGAAAAAGGGCGATATTATCCTTTTCTTCATCATATTTAGGCATTACTGCTTCTAATATTGTTCCACAAGCAAGACCAGCTACCATATAATAAACAATATCCGGTAAAGCACGGCTTAACGATGTTTCTACGTTTGTTTGGTAAACTTGTTCCATTACAGTTAGAATATATAAAAAACTTAAGTTTTCAAAAAAATGAATATAATGAGTAATTATATGTTATAAGAGTAAGATGTCGAATTCAAGACATTTATCCACATATTTGAATAAGACACGATGTATATTAACGGAAATGCTTGAGATAAGGGGTTATGATATATCAAGTATATCTTCATTTGATACTTTTAGATCTATTGATAATTTAGATTCAATGTCTATAGATATGTCAAAAAATGGAATGGAATCAATTCAAGTTCATTATGAGGTTGATTCCACAAGAACTAATCATAAAAAATTAACAAAAAGGATTGAAGATATTATAAATAAGCTACCTTCAATTGATAAATCAAAGGATCTTACGATTATATTTATAGTACGTGATGGAATGACACCTAGTGTAAAAGAGGCGATTCGTTTGTTGAGTGATAAATATGGTGTATTTATACAAATATTTCCAATTCGTAACTTAATGTATAATTGTACTAAACACAAGAGTGTTCCAGAACATATTCGTATTCCTAAGTCAGAATATGAAGGCTATTTAGAAGATTTTCTACATTCTTTACATATTGAATCATTAGACAATCTTCCTAAAATACTCGATACAGATCCAGTTGCTATGTTCATTGGGTTAAGACCAGGTGAAATGTGTAAGATAATTCGTCCAAGTATGAGTGCTGGGAAACATATTGTATATAGATATTGTGTTTCAGATAAGTAAGTATATTTGTACTAAGCTAACCAAACATATAAACAGCCACCTAAAGCAATTGCATTGGCAAAACCAAGTAGCACAGTGTTATGACGTTCGCGATTATATAAGGTTTTTTCAATTTCTATCGCATTTTTATACGTATCAAAATTTTTACGTCTAACACGAATATCTTTATTTAACTCAATAACTCTATTCTTATCTTCTATCCATTCAGAGTCTGCGCCTTCCGCTTGTTTTGCTTCACTAAGTTGAGCTGTGTGTCTATTATATAATGTTTTTTGTAACTCTTCTGCCCTTTCATCATATAAATCTCTGTTTCCACCAGTAACAATAGGTCCATAGTAATTAGCTTTTCTTTCATCGTTGGCGTATCCCGACATATATATTTAAACTATATATATAAAATATGAACAGATGGTAGAAAATGAAACAAATTCATCTTCAAGATCCCCAAAAACACAGGTATCATCATTGGATGGTAGTAGATTTGAAGAACCGTGGACACGTAAGGGGGAAGAATTAATACTTGCATGGAGTAAAGAAATAGAACGTGCTAAAGATTTACATGATGATTCTGGATATTACTATAGAAATATGAGAAAACGATGGGGACTACCTGCAATTATAATTCCAGCAGTAATGGCACCGATATCTTCTGTTTTTTCAGAAACAAATTGGATAAAGTATGTAAATATGGGTGCTTTTGTTGTAGTTGCAATAATGGGCGGAATAGATTCGTTCTTTAGTTTTGCAGCAAAAAAGGAAAAACATTTCAATCATTCCGCAAGATACGGTGAACTACAAACATCTATAGAATCAGAACTTTTCAAGAACAAACGGTTTAGAATTCAATCGGATGTTTTTTGTACACAAACAAGAATGAGATATGACATGTTAAACACAACTGCCCCAGTTATTCCAAAACATATCATAAATAATTATAAGGATAAACATGATTTGAATATTCAGCAAGAACATGTTTGACTTTTTTTCATCATTGGATGTATTGGAATAATATCAGATTCATAATCATACTTCTCATAAACAAGATTTCCATTTTTATCTTTTAAATCGTCTTTCAATTCAATAATTTTGTTTGGAATATCAAAATTATCATCAATTATATTATCATCATCCGAATTATCACCGGTCGAATTATTTAAATTATTTGAGATAATATATGCCTCATCTTCCTCATCTTCCTCATCTTCTTCATCTTCCTCACGTGTAACTAAATCTTCTTCTAATTGAGTAGTTATATTGGTAGAATTTACCTTCCAATCTAATGCTGATTTAATATCAATATCTTCCGTATCATATAATATTGGATAATCATTATTTGAAATTGATGTTGGATTTGTATAAATTAGAACAGCTCCATTATAAACAGTCAATGTACCATCTGGACAACATAAATTCCATTCTGTATCAATATGATTTTTGTTTAGAGGCGACTCATAATAAATAATCCATTTCAATAAGCCATTGCTTTTATAGGGACCTTTCAACTTAATTGATTGAAGTTTTCCCTTATTTTGATTTTTTTTATGAATAAATCTAATACAAGCATCTTTTGTTGATACATCTTTTATACTTTTCATACGATTAACAGAAATAACAGACTCATTATCTTTTGTTATCATACACCACTTCATTGTTCTGACTCTTTAACTAATAATATGAACAGTTCCTTATCATTTTTTATATTTCTATATTGACTTATAGAAATGCCATCCAACTTTCTCGCAAATCTTTCTCCATATCATATCTTGGCTTGCTAGTTTTTCTCGGCTTTTTAATAGAGGAAATAATGGTTTGAGTTCATCCATTCCAAGCAGTTCCACAAATTTATGTAAAACATACGAATAACTCAAGAAATTTTTACGTTTTTTGGGACAAAATTCAAGGAAAGGTCCTTGAATCTTTTGAAACATGATTCTTAATACCTCCTCTGTTTGTCTCGACATATATGGTGGAGGTTGACCGTTAAGTTGATTAATTATATGAGGAATATGTTCATAATATTTGTTTAATTTGAGTTTTTTCAATATTGAACGAACTTTTTGTGTTGTTAATTCATTTAGATCATGTATTCTCTCCTTCTTTATTTCATTCACTACTTGAACCAAAACTGTTCGCGGTATTTGAGTTGTTTCTTTTCCTTGAAACTGAGCAATCCATTCGTTAAAATGATTTGAACGTCTATAGGAGTAATAGCAAGATTCTTTTGGTGGATCCTTATATGATGCCCTATCTGTATCGTTTATTATATTATGTAGAACACCACAACTTTTACATTCAACTACACCTTCTGCATGAATATGTGATAATTCTGTTTTACAATTAGCACATACATTCGGTTTTGATTTCAGTTTTGAAGTAGTTTTCTTAGTATCTGTTTCATCAACTACATCAATTTTTTTTAAATACATATGGCGTAAATCCTCTCTCGAAGCAGGAATATCAAAAAAATCAAGAGCATCGGAATTATCTGACAAATTTTCATCTGTTGTATCATCATCTGTACCATTTCCAAGATAGGATAATATACCACCATCTGTTGGAGAAGCATCTGTTCTTGTTGTCTCTACGTTTTCTATTCCTTCATAATATTTAAATAAGATATCTCCTGCATCAAGATAATATTCTTTCATAAATCTATTTGATTTTAGCATGTCAATATTTTTTTCTGTTTCGTTAATGCGTTCTCGTAACTCCATGATTTTTGCAGAATTTTGACTTGATGTATCTTTAAGTAATTCGTCTTTTTCTATGTTTAAATCAGATAATTCTCTTCTATACCTATCTATATCCTTTTCCTTTATTTCTCCAACCTTATCCTGATGAATTGTATCAAGAGTAACCATATAATATAATAAATATTCTGATTTATATAAAATAAACGAATCTATTTAACTTCAACTTTAACTTCAACTTCAACTTCAACTTTAACTTTAACTTCAACTTTAACTTCAACTTCAACTTCAACTTTAACTTTAACTTCAACTTTAACTTTAACTTTAACTTCAACTTCAACTTCAACTTCAACTTCAACTTCAACTTATAAGTTGGATCTCTATATTTTTTATTATTTTCTCTATTCTTTAAAAGAAATAGAGAAGAAATAGAAGAAATAGAAGAAATAAAATGGATTTACAAAAAACCCTGATAAAAACAGAAAAGTAAGAGAAAGAGAACGGAGTATGAACTAAATATGAACGAGTTGAGTTCAGAGTGAACGAGTTTAGTTCATAGGATTTCACTGATAAAGAGAAGGAGTAAAGAGAGAAAAGTGTTAAAAATAGCAAAAAATCGAGAAAAAAATAGTTCATAAAAAAATGGGAGAGAGAGACTTTTTTTTTTGAAGCTTGTAGAAAAAAAATTAAAAGAAGAGGGTAGGTAAACGTTTAGCTACATGATATTAAAACAAAGGTTCACATAGGCAAAGTATCATTTCATAATACATATTTTGGACAAAACTCCAAAAAAATGAAAAACCGGTTATATGAGAAGATACGAATAAACCCTCTAAGATGTGAGAATAGATTTACAAAAAATAAAAATTTAAAAAGTTTAAAAAAAAAGTCTCTCTCTCCCATTTTCTATGAACTATTTTTTTTATGATTTTCTATCATTTTTCATATTTTCTTCTGTTAGCACGGTTCGTTAAACAGTAAAAACCTATGAACTAAACTCGTTCACTCTGAACTCAACTCGTTCATATTTTGTTCATACTTTATTTTCTTTCTCTATGAATGTGATGTTTTCCAAGGAGTCCTAGTCGAATAGTCAAACGTTCTTTCAATATTGATCGCGGCCAGACCTGTGGGTAGTATGCACCAGTAGCTGAGAGCAATGATCCATTGTTTAAATTTTTTTTGGGGATGGCGGCTTCTATTCCGTTATCAAAGATTCGGGCATCGGCGGGCATGTATCTGACTGAATAGCGAAGTTTTGTGTCTCCTTCATTGAATGGCTCACCTTTATGGAAGAGATATCGACTGGTGAAGAGTGCATCACCAGGTTCCATATCATGGAGAACTTTCATAGATTGGAGGAGATAATGGCACTTTGGTGATCGGGTAGCTAGTTCACATGTATTGCCGGCTAGGTTTCTATTATCAAATGTTCCAATAAACTTACGGCACTTTTCACGCCAGATAGCTCGTGAACTTTTCGGTGCTATTGCGAGACCTCCTCCTTCTCTAGCAAGTAGAGGTGACAAAGTGATCCATACATTAACACCCTCGTCTGTTGCTCCAAGCTCAGGATTGTCGTAGCATGGCCAGAAGAATTTGTCGTCAACGTGCCAACCACATGATTTATCTCCAGGCGATAAAGCCATTAAGGCGTCTTTCATAAGGCGCAAAGGTCGTGTTTTGTTTAAACCCATCAATTCGGCAGAAATTCTGGGTGCGTCAGAATTAAATGCTATAGAGCGAAGAAATGGATTGGTGCTCCACCCTTGAATGCTAGCGAAGCGGTAATTATTTGTACTGCGATTGCTTTTATTGACTAATTGGTTTATATTAGCTTGAGCTTTTTGTAGCATTCTACCAGTAATTAACCCCTTTATGAGTATAACTCCATCTCTTCTATAGTTAGAGATTTGGGAGGGGGATAAAGGACCCGTTGCACCTACTGTTATAGAGAATAAAATGATAGTAAATTTCCTTAAAGCAGATAGGTTTTTTTTAAACATCATAATTAATTATGATGTTTAAAAAAGTTTATATTTAACACAATAAATTAGCAGTTTTTCTTAAAACATAAATCTAACAAAATATAGTTGTATATAGAATAGGAATGCCAGAATATAAATGCGAACTTTGTGATTTTTACTGTCAACGTCCGGGGCAATTAAGGAGACATAATGAATCCGATAGACACAAAGCGAATATGTTACCAATTATTGAAAATGAATTAACACAAGTGAAAATACAACAATTAGAACAAGTACAGACGCAACAAGATACTATAGAGGATTTATTAAAGAGGGTACAATTACTGGAAGATAGATTACAGCCAAGAAATAATCAGCAAAACAATAATTGTACTGTAAACAATACACAAAATAATATCAATATTAATTTACAGCTTTCTACAACTCCATTTGGTCAAGAGAACTGGGGCTATATTTCTGATAAAGAGATTCTAAAAATAATGGGTGGGGTAAATTCATGTATACCAACTATAGTAGAACGATTACATTTTGATACAGAACATCCAGAGAATCACAATATTCGAATTCAAAATAAGGCGAGGTCAGAAATAAAGGTATTTGATGGTAAAATGTGGCGAACACAAGATCGTAATAATACAGTGGATGAGATGATAGAGAATATTCGAGGAAGATTAGATGATTATGAAGACAAATTTTTAACTGAATCATCGTCGGGGCTATCATTTAAATGGGAAAACTATTGGAAAGAAATGGATGAAGCGAAGAAAAAGAAGGAATTGAGAAAAAAAGTGATTGGAAGAATTAATGATTGTCAAGAGCATATGACAAAGCATGATATGATTCTTAATAGAAATAGATAGAGTATCTAATGAATATGAAGATGATTTGGAATATGTTTAAAGAAATTTTGGATTCTATCATGCATATAGTGAACAGAACTTCCAACCAATAGTCGAACAATAAGATTCATAATGACCGTCATGTAAGAAACTTTATTGGAATCTTTTTTATCACTAATGTCGACACCTGTTTGAGCAATCTCATTAACATTGTTACCCATCTCATCTATAAAACGATTAAGATGTTTAGCATCATCAACAGATAATTGAGTAAATTCAGTAAGAACTTGTGTTGATGCAGATTTTTTAATTTTTTTTATAGAATCTTGAAACTCAGAAGACCTTATAAGATTCGGCGCCGATTTGATTTTCCTGAGAAATTTCATATTCACTATATTATAATATATTAATTATAGTTAATCAATTTTAGGGTAGTTATATTGAAACACGCATTTTTTGCAGGTCATTATATACAATTTATAATATGAATATCCAATGAAATTTGTTTTTCTTTTACATGAATCACACCATGAAATTTTACACGAAGTACACTGGTTGGAAGAATTAATATCAAAAAATTTATTACAATTTTCACACTTAACCAAGAAAGTTTTAATGTATTGAACTATTTCGTCTGGTAATATGGGCATTATCCTTATTAATATAATAATTATAAGTAAGACCGAATAATTTTATTAGGTCCTTTAAAAGGGAGTTTCATTTTAATAGCAACTCTGATAGCCATTAATGCTCTTTCATCTTCTTCTTTGATCTCTTTAACAATATTAAGAATCCATTTGTGAATATCATAAGCAATTTTGATTTGATTGCGAACTTGATTTGGATCAAGATGATATTCGTTATCGCGAGAATAAGATACGGCAGAGCTTGTACAGATATTTCCAAATATTTCTAAATAAATAGGATTTGTTTGAAAAGAGGGTGATTGAAACTTATAAGTGAGTCTTTCAAAACACTGTGATAAGGCTTTATTTACGTCAGCACCTTTACGAACGAGTTTTTTGGCATATGAGATATAGTACTTTTCTTCATCATTACAATCCCACAATAACGCATAAGATGCAACATAGTATAATGAAAACATTATGTTATCTATATTAGAATAACTCCTATCTATCATTTTTTTTCTGAAAAAAACTGAATAAGGTATTCTGATAATAAGAATTGTTATTAATCAGTCCAAGAATTATACTAAATACTCCCGTTGTTCCAAATAAAATATAAGAGCTTTTAGTAACTTTGGTGTTAGATAGTAATTGAGGTTTATAATCCCATAAAAAGTGACGAATTCCACCGAGAGTATGAAAAATAATTGGGAAAAACAGGATTGGTTTCCATCTTAGTATATGGGTTGTGTCATATTTTTTTAGCATCATAGCTTGTTGTTTTGGAAAAAACGATGATATACCAATAACAATAAAACCTCCTGATAGAACTATTCCGGTAATTCTATTTGTTATAGATGAGAGTGCTGTTAATGGAAATTTATAGATAGAAACATGGGGTGATATTTGAGGCTTCATTACACCAATGTAAAGACTTTCGGTTAAATAGTATTATGTTGAAAACAATACTAAGTCCAGATAAAGTAACAAGTATGATGGGTCCTTATCATAAGTCTACAAAGTTATTATTACCATTTGTAGGCGTATCTTTACTAAATCATAGTTTTAAAAGTGATGAGAATAATTTAACAAAGTGTATTGACAGTATAACTATGATGAATATTGGATTACATTCTTATATCTCAATATCGTGTGTAATATCGGATTATATAAAGGTGAGAAGCTTAGAAAGATGTACAAGAGTTTTAAGTTTAAATCTACATTGTATATCTTCATTAGGATGTTTATATCTAATACATAACAATTACAAAGTATTATATATTAATGAGAAAGATACTGACTAGAAATGGACTTTCTTTATTCAAAATATATCGTCGTTCAAAAGGTAAAAATGGTATAGAAAAAATTGAATTTAATAGAAAGGAGTGTGGTCCTATGGTTTTGGATGCTTTGATTTATATAAAGGAAAACATAGATAGAAGTTTATCATTCCGTCGGTCTTGTCGTGAAGGTATTTGTGGGAGTTGTGCTATGAATATAAATGGGAAAAATAGATTAGCTTGTTTAACTCCAATAGAAGAAACGAATACAATATTCCCATTACCCCATATGCCAATATTAAGGGATTTAATACCAGATATGAATACATTTTATAGGCAGTATAAAGAGATAAAGCCGTGGTTACATAGTAATAAAGAAACGGGTGTTAGTGAAAACTTACAAACGATAGAAGAAAGAAAAAAGCTGGATGGAATGTATGAATGTATACTTTGCGCATGTTGTTCAACGAGTTGTCCTTCATATTGGTGGAGTTCAAATGATGGATATCTTGGTCCAGCAATTTTAATGCAAGCATACCGTTGGATTGAAGACTCTCGTGATAACAATACAAAAGAAAGAATAGAGCAAATGAATGATGCAATGAAATTGTTTAGATGTAAGACGATTATGAATTGTTCAGATACATGTCCTAAAGGACTTAATCCTGGTCAATCAATTGGTAAGTTAAAAAAAAGAGTGGAAGAATTTAATTGAGGATCTATTATTTCATAAATATATCCTTCCTCGTCAAATTTTAAAACGGACAATGTGCCATTCGTGACTCGGTAGTTTGGTCTATTATAATTATAATATAAGCGAATCGAATCTAAAAAAGGGTATTTTGGTGGCACATATAGCATAATTTTAGATACAATCTCCGGCGGTATAAACATATTAATATCTAATAAAAAAAGGGTATTTTACGTCCTTTTACACTTAGTTAGTTCAAATAATTTGAACATTTTTAGCAGTAACACCTTTTTTACCTTTAACAAGTTCAAAAGTAACTTTTGAACCCTGTATGGGTTTAGTATTACATTCAGATATATGAACCCAGACTGAACGATCTCTTTGAGTTTCTTTATCGGGCATAATGAAACCAAAACCACGACTATCGACCCACTTATATAGTTTGCCTCTATAAAGATTGGATGTTTTGTTCTTTTTAGTACGGATTTTCTTCTTTACAATTTCGAAGCCATCATTTACATCAGAGCTAACAAGTTCTTCTGTATTTTCCTCACACCAGTCAGTGGTCTTATTATTTTTGATAAATTGATCCCAGTCAAGAAGATATTGGTAAAAAGATTGTCTGCTATTACAAATTGTAGCCATAAGAACAAATATGTATACTTTCGAATGTACGTTTTGTATATATATTTATCGGTTCTCAAAAGTTATATATTTCAAATCTAAGATCAAAAATAGGTCATTTTTTTGAAAATAAAGGTAGGATTAGATATAATGGCACCACCAACAATTCGTTTGAATATACATAATAGTCAAGTATACGTATACAATATACCAGATAATTATGACTATAATCAACAAAATACACCGCAAAATACACAGCAAAATACACAGCAAAATACACAAAGAAATAGAAATGTTGAGAATGAATCACCAACTGTAGAAATAAGAGAACGTCTGGGTCGAACAACATCAGATCCTGTATTGAATAGAGCAGTTCCGAATATTTCAACAAGACCTTTTGGAATAAGCCCTACACGTGTTTTTTTAACGCCAACAATTCTAAATGAACGAAATAGGAGTATTTCTGAAACAATAAATAGTCTTGAAAGAACAACACGTAGTTGGTTAGATATTTTAAACACGAATAATGCTCAAAGAGAAGTACAGCAAGAAGTACAGCCAGAAGTACAACCAGAAGTACAACCAGAAGTACAGCCAGAAGTACAGGATTCTTCGGGATCATCAAATTTAAATGATTTAGCAAGTATTTTTCAACAAGCATTTCAAATACCTGTAGAACAATTTCATATAGAACTTACGGAAAGAAGTAATACTGGAACACCGGTAAGTCGTTTATTATCGGGATCTACGTTGATGTTAGTATCTTCGGAAGATGTTGGTTCAGAAGAAAATACTTGTGCGATATGTCAAAATGAATACAATGAATCAGATATATTACGCAAATTAAATTCATGTGGACATTATTTTCACGCGAGTTGTTTAGAAGAATGGTTTAGTAATCATAGTAATTGTCCGGTATGTCGTAGCCAGCTTTAAAAATTTAAAATATTATATGTAAATAATGAAAATAGCTTTGGGGATCGTAGTTGTGTTTTGTATATTTTTACTTTTCTCATTCTGGTATAGAAAGAAGCAGGAAGAAAGCGAAGTCAAACCTTGGCCTCCACACATTTCAAAATGTCCCGAATATTGGGAGATCATGCCGGGTGATTCTACAAAATGTCAGAATTCAAATGGTATAAATACTCCAGGTGGTACAACAACTGAAACAACAAATAATCCAGTTACAGCATTTGATGGCAATAATTTAAGTGATGTTAAGGGACAATCACAGTATATTCATTGGGATGGTATTTCAAATATTAATTAAGTCCAATAAAAACGATATTTTTTAAAAAAATGATTATACATTTGACATATAAATATTTATTCATAAGATGGCGAATATGGAAGTTCTTTTCCCGAAAGAAGTAAATGTTTCTGATATTAAGTATTCTGAAGTACCTCAGCCGCTTGGCGGAGATAAATCACAGGCGAAGATTGTATATGTGAATATTAAGGAAGATAAACAAGTTTGTTTACAGACCCCCCTTATGAAATGTCCATATGGTATCAGTAGTTTTGATGCTGGAGATGGTGATCGTATTAAATATTCACTTGATTTATCTCTTGGGGGAGATTCTAAAAGTCTAAAAGAATTAAATAAGCTTTTGGAAGATATTGATGAAAAAGTACTAAAGGATAGTAGTAAAAATTCTCTAGCATGGTTTAAAAAGAAAAGTCAGTCACGTGATGTTTCTGCAGCTTTGTTTACACCATCTATTAAGATTGCAACGGATAATGGAGAGCCTACTGATAAGTATCCGAACACTTTTAAGGTTAAAATCCCATTCTATGATGGGAAGTTCAAAGTAAAGTGTTATAATGATTCGAAGGAACCTATTACTGATGATCTAACATCAGTTCTTGGTAAAGGGCAGCGTGTTCGGGCAATTGTAAAGCTAAGTGGAATTTGGATTGCAGGTGGGAAGTTTGGTATGAAATGGGATCTTGTTCAACTAAAAATGACACCTCAGACCAAAATTGAGACATATGCCTTTGAAGATTCTGATGAAGAAGATTCCGACGGTAATGCGGTTACTCCTCCTCCTCCTCCAGTGGCAGATGGTGGTGGTGATTACGTATTAGATTCCGAAGATGAACTATAAAAATCCCTCTTGTTTCCCTCCCCCTCCTATTTCTTCCCGAATCCCTCCTATTTCTTCCCGAATTAACTTTTATCAAGCTCATACTTTTGTATGAGTTCTAAAGGGATTGAATTGATATT